GCACGAATACGACCCGACCATGTGGGCTGTTCCGACCCACTGGCCGCACAACGCGGACAGCCACGCAAAGAACCTCAGTGATCTGGGTGAGTACGCTTGGCTGCAGGGTCTCCCGCCAACTTTCGTCACCCGCCCCGTAGAGAAGCAATTCCTCTGACACGGAAAGGATACCAGATGAGCGAGAAACAGGCAGAGCTTCACAATCGACTGGCGGGTGAAATCGTCACCAGCATAGTGCGCCCGGTCATCACCTCGGGAGGCAAGACCAGTGATGTGATGGTGCTGACCGAAAGCGTGCTCGTCGGGGTGGCACTGGCATGCGTCCGTCTCGGCGGCGATGAGCGAGTTCTCGACGTCATCTTCGAACGAGCCCGTGAGCGCTTGGCGGAAATCCGCCTCAAGGACATTCAAACGGAAGGACATGCCTGATGGAGATCGGTCGCATCCAAGGCTGCACGCGCGTGATCGGCAAGAGCCAAGGCTACTACGGATTGCCGCTCCGCGATGAATTGTTGAACGACACGGTGACCGGGCCGAACACCCCGTGCATGGTCACCGCGTGGTTTCCGACCCCCGACGAACTGGCGGCAATCAATGCCGGGGCGCCGATCCACCTTCGCGTGATCGGGACGATGCACCCACCGGTAATGCTCGGCGTCGGTGAAATGCCAGAGCCATCCGACGCCTCCCTCCACGAAGGGGAGGCACAGCGGTGAGCGACACAACGGACGGACAAAAACGGCCATTCGACATGCCGTGTGGCCGATGCAACTGCGGCACGTATGCGATTGGAGCGGTGCTTGCTGGGCTTGAGCAATACGGCGGCATCACTAGCCGCAAGCAGGCATTGAAGGCGACCCCGCGCTGCAAGACAGATTCGCGCCATATCTGCTTTGGTGATCGGGACTTCGTTCTTGCCGTCGATTTTCCGTTGACGGCGGCTCGTTGTGCGGAAATCCGCGCGGAGGCACAGCGGTGAGCGAGATACCGGAAGACGTGCGGGAGTCCGCGAACAAGCTGTGCCCCTGCTATGGCGCTGATCGCTACTGTCGGCATGAGGATGACAACTCGTGCGAGGACGGTTGTGAGTGGTCTGATACCATCGCCCGCGCCATCATGGCAGAGCGTGAGCGCTGGAAGCCTGCCGCGACCTATTTCGACCGCTACTGCCAAGATGAGGCCGAGGACGTCGAGCACTGCGTCTGCGGCGAACAGCAGCATGAGGACGCCAAGGCGTTCGCCACCGCCATCCGCTCCCACCCACAGCAAGGAGACGTGAAGTGACGACGATCTGGAAATTCACTCTTAGTTCGGTAGACCGGCAAGACGTCCTTATGCCCGCCAATGCTCGCGTGCTGTCTGCCAAAATGCAGCACGGAGCATTGTGCGTGTGGGCTGTCGTTGATCCGGATGCGAACCGGGTTCAGCGCGAGTTTCGCATCATCGGCACTGGTCATGCGGCAAGCGATATCGAGGGCTGGGAGTTCGTTGACACGGTTGAGATGTTTGACGGCGACCTGATCCTGCACGTGTTCACGCAACCGGCCTGACAACGACCAACCCAACCATAGAGGACGCGGCGAACAGATGGGGCACTGGTACGCGATCAAGACGCGCCCAAAGATGGAGCGCAAGGCCGAGCGGGAGATCCGCAAGGCAGGCATTGAGTGCTACCTGCCCGAGTACGAGCGGGAGCGCTTCAACAAGCGACTCAAGGTGCGCAAGATCAGCACCCTGTGTCATTTCCCGCGGTATCTGTTCGCCCAGCTCGCGCCGGGCGACTTCGGCATGCTTCGCGACTGCAATGGCGTAATCGACGTGCTGCCCGGCTTTCCGCTCCCGCCCATGCCGCTTTCACCCGATGACGTGAAGGCGCTGCTTGAGCTGCAGGATGCTCAGGCGCGGCATCTCCTGGACGATACCGATCGCGGCCGGCGTGCTCGAGGCGAGACAGTCAAGAATACCCTCCAAGCCATGCGTAAGCGCCTCACGGGCCGGCGGGTGCGTGTGAAGGATGGGCCGTTCACCAGCTTCCCTGCCACGGTCGAGGCCGTGCACTCCCTAGAGCGCCTGCGCGTCACCATCAACATCTTCGGGCAGGAAACCCCGGTAGAACTCGAATCCGGTCAGATAGAGGAATTGGCAGCATGACGACCAGAGAGTTTTATATCTTCGCCGACGGCTACGCGCATGGTTACGCCGAAGCGCTGAACATGCTTCGCCGGGACGCGCAGACGTTGATCGAAACGCGCGCTCCGGACGCCGCCGTGGCCAGCATGATCCGAGCTGCCTTCGATGCACTCGATCTGGGCACGACGTTGTTCGGGCCAGAAACTGCTCCGCATGCGTATTCGCCAATTGAGACGGAAGAGGCGTGGGAAGTATGGTCAGTGAAATATGCGAACGGCTGGGTTGCGTCCGAAGGCAAATCAGCTTAGGCCTTGAGGCCTCGGCGCACCAATGCGCCAATATGTGGGCTGTTCAGCGTAGGGGCTGCTTTCGCAGACTGCCTCCTAGCCCACGGTGACGGGACAGCCGTTCACCGCGTGTCCGTCGCGCGCCCCCAATTCCCCACCCCTATAGCAGATCGTCAGGCTAAAGCAGTGACTCCGCTGCCAGCGTACTATGGGCAGGGACGAGACCAAGGGACAGGATGCGCCGGCCAAAGACCGCTGAGCGTGGATACGGTGGCAGATGGCAGCGTGAGCGCCTCGTCTTCCTCAAGCTCCACCCGCTGTGCATCACATGCCAACAGCAGGGCAGGGTAACGGCGGCGTCCGTCGTCGATCACATCATCCCTCACAAGGGCGACCCACTACTCATGTGGGACTGGAACAATTGGCAACCTCTCTGCAAACCGCACCATGACAGGGACAAGCAGTCCCAGGACAAGGGCGGCAATAAGCGAACTGTCACCATTGGCGTGGACGGATGGCCAGTGAACTAAGGACGGGGGGGTATGCAAAACCTTGCAGCCCGGCCCTTTCCTGACCGGCGCCTGCCTCGCAAACCATAAATCGTAACAAATCGAGTTGTCGCTGATGCAAAATTGGCCGGCGGATAAAGTCGAGCGCCGCCCCATCGAAACGCTGGTGCCGTATGCGCGGAATTCGCGCACGCACAGCGACGAGCAGGTGGCGCAGATCGCTGCGTCGATGAAGGAATGGGGCTGGACGAACCCGGTCCTGGTCGACGAGGCCGGGATGATTATCGCGGGCCACGGCCGAGTTCTGGCGGCCCGCAAACTGGGATTTACCGACGTTCCGGTGATGGTGGCGACGGGCTGGAGCGAGCCTCAGAAGCGGGCCTATGTGCTGGCCGATAACCAACTGGCTCTGAATGCCGGGTGGGACATGGACAGCCTCAAGGTTGAACTGCAGGGGCTCAAGGAGTGGGAGTTCGATCTTTCGCTGCTGGGGTTCGCGGACCTCGATGCGCTGCTGGCGGACAAGACCGAGGGGCTGACCGATCCCGACGATGTGCCGGAGGCTCCGGTCAATCCGGTGACGCGGCTGGGCGATGTGTGGCTGCTGGGGAAGCACCGGATCGTCTGCGGGGATTCGACGGATGCCGACACGGTGGCGAAGGTGCTCAACGGCGTCGAGCCTCACCTGATGGTGACGGACCCGCCGTATGGCGTCGAGTACGACCCGACCCGCACCAGCAACAACGCGGCGAAGGCCGGCAAGGTGCTCAACGACGACCGGGCTGATTGGTCCGAGGCATGGGCCCTGTTCCCCGGCGACGTGGCTTATGTCTGGCACGCGTCGATGTTCACTGACGTCGTCATCGCCAGCTTGGAGCAAATCGGGCTGCAACGCCGATCAATGATTATATGGGCGAAGGATCGCATGACGCTCGGCCGCGGGCACTACCACTGGCAGCACGAGCCATGCTGGTACGTGGTGCGCAAGGGCGGGACGGGCCATTGGTTCGGCGATCGGGATAAGACCACGATCTGGAATATCAAGGCTCGGGAAGACGGCGGCCACGGTCATGGTACTCAGAAGCCTGTCGAGTGCATGAAGCGCCCGATCGAAAACAACAGCAGCCCCGGCCAAGCGGTTTACGAGCCGTTCTCCGGATCGGGTACCACGATCATCGCCGGGGAGATGACCGGCCGCAGCGTCCACGCCATCGAACTGTCGCCAGCCTATGTCGACGTAGCCGTGAAGCGCTGGCAGGAATTTACCGGCAAGACGGCAACGCTCGAGGGCGACGGCCGGACCTTCGCCGAGATCGACGCAGACCGCTTCGAGGGCGGCGAGAACCATAAGAACAGCGCCGACTGCTACGACGTCGCCATAGGTGCGTTGCGTGAGCGGATGGAAGCGGCCGAGTAAATGGCAACCCGCGGACGGAAATCATCGGCCGCCCTGGCGACCAACGTCGTCGAGGGCAAGTTCGGCCAGCGCCCCGATGCGCCGTCGGAACTGACAGCCGAGCAGGCAGCTATATGGCGCGAGACGGTCGCCAGCGAGGCGGCTGAGTTCTTCGCTACCGCGGCGCTGCGTTCGATGCTGGCGGACTATTGCCGGCACCGGGCATCGGCGGCCGTGGTGTCCGAGATCATCGATACGTTCAAACCCGACTGGCTCAAGGCTGCCGAGGGCGCGAAGCGGTATTATGGCCTGCTCAAGATGCGTGAGGCAGAGACCCGTGCTGCGGCATCGCTCGCGACGAAGCTCCGGCTGACCAATCAGTCACGATACACGCCGCAGGCGGCGGCAACGGCCACCAAGCACGCGGCACGCGGGCTGAAGCCTTGGGAACTGTGAGGAAGCCGAAACCGGAAACCCGAGGCGCGCGAGTCATCCGGTGGATTGAAACGTGCTGCAGGGTGCCCGAGGGGCGTGACGTCGGGAAGCCCGTCAAGCTGCGGCCGTGGCAGAAAAAGGAAATCCTCAAGATATACGACAACCCGCACGGCACACGCCGCGCGATCGTTTCGTTCGGCCGAAAGAATGGGAAGACCGCGCTCGCCGCGTTCCTGCTCCTCGTCCACACATGCGGCCCCGAGGCGCGGCCCAACTCGCAGCTGAATTCCGCGGCGCAGTCGAAAGACCAGGCAGCGATCCTGTTCAAACTGGCGGCAAAAATCGTCCGCCTGTCGCCGGACCTGAATGCGGTCGTGGTGATCCGCGACACGATCAAGGAACTGTTCTGCCCGGAGTTGGGCACCCTCTACAAGGCGCTGAGCGCGGAAGCCTCGACGGCTTACGGCTTGTCGCCAGTATTCATCGTTCACGACGAGCTTGGCCAAGTGAAAGGGCCGCGGTCGGAACTATACGACGCGCTCGAGACCGCCGTCGGCGCGCATGACGAGCCGCTGTCGATCATCATTTCGACGCAGGCGCCAACCGATGCCGACCTGTTGTCGGTGCTGATCGACGACGCGCTGCAGGGGAATGATCCCCATGTGGTGATCTCGCTCTACACCGCGGGGATGGACCTTGATCCATTCGGCGAAGAGGCAATGAAGGCCGCGAACCCAGCATTTGGGGACTTCCTCAACGCCGATCTGGTGCGAGGGATGGCGGAAGACGCGCGGCGCATGCCGGCGCGTGAATCGCAGTATCGCAATCTGGTGCTGAACCAGCGGGTCGAAGCGAACTCACCGTTCGTGTCTCGATCGCTCTGGGCAAGCTGCGGCGACGAGCCGGAGGAGTTCGACGAGGACACGGCGATCTATGCCGGCCTCGATCTTTCGTCGGTCAATGATCTCACGGCCTTTGTGCCGATCGGCATGATGGGCGGCAAATGGCAAATCCATCCGGTGTTCTGGCTCCCGCTCGAAGGGCTGGGCGACAAGTCGCGCAAGGATCGCGTGCCCTACGATGTCTGGCACGAGCAAGGGCACCTGCTCGCGGCGCCTGGCAAGTCGGTCGATTACGAGTTCGTCGCGGTGTTCCTCTGGGACTTCTGCCAGTCGCACAACGTCAAGAAAATTGCCTTCGACCGCTGGGGCTTCAAGCATCTGAAGCCCTGGCTTTTGAAGGCTGGCTTTACCGAAGAGACTATC